CCGATGAAGTAGCCGTCGACGGTCGCGTCCCAAATGCCGGAGACCGACAGGGTCGCGTCGCGGAGGCCGACGATGTACGACTTCGAGGTCGAACCGAAGGCGGTTGTCTCGGCGGTGTCGATGGTCTCCGGGAAGTCGACGCTGGTGAGCGTGTCGCTGATGTCGCGGGATGTGCCGCCGGTGTCGTCGATCTCGAAGTGGGTCGACTTGCCGTGAACGAAGGTGGGCATTTCTATTCTCCTGTGGGATCAGTAGCGGGCGAACGCTACATGGAACGTGATGGCACCGCTGGTCGCGGCTGTGGACGCGGTTGCCCGCAAGTAACGGTCGACCGTGCCGGTGACCGCCTTCTGCTCGACCGTCTTGGTGGCGGACGAGACGGAGGTGAATGAGGTCAGGTCGGCGAACGTAGCATCGTCCGCTGAGTCCTGAACCTTGATCGTGACTGCCGCGTCGAGGGTGTTCGCGACGACATGGAGGTTCGCCATGCCGCCGTTCGCGGTCGACGCCGTGTTGTCGGTCGAGGCGAGGTCGCCGAGCGAGCCGAAAGCGATGGACGCTCCGGTCGTCAACTGGACGCCTGACTGGATCGAGTAGGTGAGGTTCGCGGTGGCGTCGGTGGAGGCGTTGAAGTCGGCGGTCACGGTCACGATGTCCGCTACCGGCGACGAGATCGCATACGACGTCTGATGGGCCTTCGCGAGGACGGAGCGGTTGCCGATCGTCCCGGCCTGAAGGTTCACGGTGATGATCGGGGTCGTGGTCGCACCGAGGATCGCGGAGAGTTCCTCGTCGGAGCCGTCGGTGTCCTGCGCGAACATGCCGGACAGCGACAGCGTGCCGTCGGTCAGTCCGACGATGTACGACTTCGAGGTGGAGCCGAACGAGGTGGTCTCAGCGGTGTCAGTCGAACGGGAGGTGTCGACCGAGTTGAAGTAGGAGGACAGGTCGAACTCGTCGAGCAGGACTTCGGTCCCCTTACCGTGGACGAACGTGGGCATCAGTCGATCTCCTCATCGAGGTCGTCGAGGTCGTCGTCGTCGAGGTCATCGAGGATGTCGTCGTCGACGGTCGGCTCGGGTTCGGGTTCCGGCTCCGGTTCGGGTGCCGGGGTGGACTTCGCGGTCTTGCCGCCGTCGGCTTCGAGCAGTCCCTTATCGATGAGCCATTGGGCCTTCGCCTGAGTCATCTCGATGATGTCGCCCGGTTCGTAACGGCGACCGCCTGCGTCGATTCCTCGATCGCCTTCGGGTCCGCCTGTCACTCTGAACTTCATCCGGTCCTGTCTCCTCGATGGGTAGGCGCAGGAGTCGTGAGCGACTGACGGTCACGGCGGACACCTGCGGCGACGAGCGCACTACTGACCGCTGATGGTACGCCTGCGGGCCGTTGCGCCGTTGTAGCGCCCGCCCGCGCAGGCCGCTAACGGCACTCGTTGAGATTAGTGGTTGCTTTCCGTGGACGGGCGCGCTATACTGACTCTCGTGGGATACAGCGACAACCAGAAGGAGAACACCGTGACCACGAACACGAACAGCAGGTACTACGTCGAGAAGTGCGAGACCAGCCCGCCTTGCGAGCATCCCCTCTGCCACCGCCTCCATCGGCGGTTCGGCTACCGCGTCGAGCGGCATTGGGACCCGGTACAGGAGGCCTACATGGACTTCGCGCATTACATCACGCGCTACTTCTGGGTCATCATGGACCGCGAGACCGGCGACCGCGCGTTCTACGGCGAGCAGTTCGACACGAAGCGCGACGCGCTCCGGTACTTGGAGGCGCGGTCGTGAGCGGCGAGGCGATGGTGCGGCGGCGGGGGAGCACTTCCCCGCTCGCCGACCGCGACACCGCGACCACCCTCCCCGACGGGCGGCACCTCGAACTCGGCGACGAGTTCACGGTCGCCGGATGCGGCAGGTTCCGCCTCCGCTCCATCCGCCCCAACGGGGAACTCAACGGCTGGGGACCGATCACCTCGAACGGCACCATCCCCCACGGCGGGATGCGGACCTTCCGCCCAGATGACGTCCGCACCGTCCACGACAAGAAGCGAGCGCAGGACGCGCTCCGAGAGGAGGAGAACTGATGAAGGACATCTACCGTGACCTCACACTTGATGAGGTCAACAGCGACGAGTTTGAGGAACTGCTCGCGACGGTCGTTGAGGGCTGGTTCATGAATCAGCCGATGGGCTGGATCGACCTCTGCGACCGCGTTGACGGCCTAGCGAGCATCGGCCAGTACGAGAGAATCGACGGCGAGTTGTGCCACATTCATCGGTGTACGCCGAACCAGCAGGACGACCCGGTCGTGAAGCGCATCATCGCTCGCGCCCGGAAGATCAAGAGGGAGTTGAACTCGTGATCGACCTGCTCCAGACCATCAGCATCGCGGGCGTTGCGCTCGCATTAGCGCTCCACGCGAGCGGAAAGGCAGGCGACTGACATGAGCACAAGAGCAAGACAGATTCAGGCAGACATGGCGCTGGACTTGATCACGAACTACGTCCCCGATCTCACCGAGGCCGGTGGCATTGCGGCGGTGAGGCTGATACAGAAACGGTTCGGGTGGACCGGCACGTTCTTCGGCAGGAGCGACGCCGAGTCACGAGCGAGAGAACTTCTCCCGGACGACGCCACCGATCAGCAGGTGTACGACCTCGCCGAGCAGGTGATGGCGTCCGGCGGTTGGAAGCATATGGCGGACGCCATGAACCAGACCGGTTGGGAATGGATGGATGAAGCGTTCCATCAGTTCGACATCATGGAGGAAACTTGCTGTGTATGTGAGGGGGACTGCGATGAGTGACATGCCTGACATCACGGTTAGGGATATCGCGCCCGGCACGGAGTTCGGTGTTTGGAAACGTGGCGTGCTGTGTATGTGGGCTGACTGCGGTCTACCTGCCGTCGGCGTTGACATCACGCTCGACGATTACGTCATCTACGCCGACCCGCGGTGCCTCGAACATTCCGGCGACGAGTGCGCCAACGTGACTCTCATCAGATTCAACGACGAACGGTTGACATATCAGAAGGAGGACTGCGATGAGTGAACCGACAACTTTCAGCGAGCCGGAGCCGGTCCCCGGTTTCTCTACGAAGATCGACACCGGCCTTATTGACCAGCGGCTCCCCGTCGGCGAGATACTCGTCGAGGTGTGGGCCGACGGGCAGGTTCACCTCGCGTTCCGTGAAGAGCCTCACCACGGCTGGCCTAAGGGCGCATGGACGGTCCTCCCCGGATCGTTCCAGTAACCTACGACACGGACGGTACGCAATGAGTACACTACGCGGAGGAGTGATTATGGCATCGCTTGTTGACCGCCTCAGGCTGAACCGGAACGCCGTCGATTACTCGACCGCGGCGATCATGGAAGAAGCGGCGCGTGAGATCGAGCGCCTCCTTGATGAGTGTGATGCCTTGCGGCAGGCGAACCAGTACCTCGGGGTGTATACGCCCTCGACGGACTGGCCCGACGACGCCTGACCGTCATCATCCTGTAAACTAGAAGCCCATGCGAGTGTGTCTCGTAGCGGTCGCCGCCGCTACACTCACGGTCTCGGCGTGCGGGGCAGGAGCCTCCTTTCCGGTGTATCCCACAATACCCGAAGCCTCCGCTCCGCACGCCGGTCAACCTGCCGCAGAACCGTTCTCTGCTCCCCCTCAGAGGGCGCTAGATTCAGTTCTAAGGAGCGTTCAGCCTGATCCGGCCCGGTTGCCGCACACGATGCCTGATCCTCAGCCTCGACCGCCACAGCGTTCCGTCGTCGCGGCAGAGTTGCCGCCGCACCGATCGAGCGCCCCGGAATGGCGGTGCGACGAATGGGTCGAGACCGCGGTGGACGTCGGGTGGCCCGAGGAGCAACTCCCTAAACTCTCCTACGCGGTGTACCGGGAATCGCGGTGTGATCCGGGCGCGCAGAACACGGACGACCCGACCCGCATCGGTTCGCTGGGCCTCATCCAGATCAACGGGTTCTGGTGCCTGCCGTCACAGTATTGGCCGGAGGGCTGGCTTCAGACTCACGGCATCCTTCACGAGTGCGACGAGTTGTTCGACCCGGAAACGAACCTGCGCGCCGCGCTGGCGATCTGGGAGAACTCCGGTTGGGGACCGTGGAATCTCTAACGGTCGCCGAGGTCTGACTGGTTATCAGCCTTACACCGTGAGCACTTGATGAGCCACGGTGCGGTGACGATCTCAGCGAGGAGGCGTGAGCAGTTCGCGCACCGAACCTTGTGGCGGGTCTTGCGCTTTGACTCGGGCTTCGACCGAATCTCCGCGTACGGGTCCGGCGGGATACTCATGTCGCTTTCTGTACCCGGAAGTTCTGCGCGAAGATGACACGGTCCGCGGAGTCACGTTCGAGCGGGAACGGTGACTGAATCGCGGCGACACGGTGATAGCGGGTCGCGGTCAGCGTCTCGTTCAGGATGCCTTCGAGCGCGGTCCACACCGACAGCGCGAGCGTGTTCGCTGAGGAGTAGCCGGGTGCGCGGACGTTCACCTGAATCCTCGGTTGCTCGACTGGCGGCATAGCGTCGCCGCCCATCGTCGACACCGGCGTCTCACCGCCGTACTCGTACAGAGCGACGCAGGTGTCCGGCGTGTCGGGGAGACGTCCGAGGAACAGGTTCGTCCCGAGCGTTAGCGAACCGACCTGCGCGGCGACGTAAGTGCCGAGGTCGTCGAGCATTGCCATCAGCCAGTCCCCCTCGCCGCGATCACGTTGTAATGAGCGCGGATACGGTTCACGAGTTCCTGCGGGTACTTCGCCGTCTCAGCGAGGAACGGGAACT